ATTCAAACACATCGCCATTCATTATTTTGCGACCCAACATGGCCACCATATCATTGATATGAAAAACCATAAACAATGTGCCAGTTTGTAAAAATAAGCCAAATTGACTTAGATCAAAACTATTGTCACTTACTTGATAGTGTCCACGTAAACTGTAGACATCGGGGTCGTATTTGCGATCGCGATTTTCTAAAAACAATAAATCCTGTATATTTAATACACTTTGATTTGAGTTTGCAGGTTGTTCGGGTGTTGTTGTTCCAGTATTGGCCGCAGGACCCAGGTACTTGTGTACATAGACTCCAGTACCCCCAAGAGTAAACATTTCTGAGATCCTGCGGTCAAAGAACTTGTAATCATTGGTGTGTCTACCTTCTTTCCACAGACTTAATCGACTCAATATTTTCTCCGTTGTTTTTATGTATTTATGGTATTGACTGGGTTCCTGTTTTGTTGTATAATACATGCATGGATGCGCAAATAGCCAAACTTGACGAGCTTTTTAATGTAGTAAAAAGTACTACAGATATGAAAGCCAAAAGTGATCTATTTAAAATGTATCTAGCTTGCCGTAGAATTGCTGATAATTTAAGCAAAGAATCCGTGGAATGTCGTCGCCTAAAGCAGGTAACACCAAAGTACACAAAATTGTTGTTGCAATTAGACAACAGTTTACACGATCTCGAGCAATGGGCCGTGTTTTCAAAATTGCTATATTAAGGGTGTAGTCCAAAAAACGGTTGCTCGCAACCTGTCTTTTTGCTATAATAGATAATAAGTAAACTTTAGGAGCAGAATTATGTCAGTGGTAGCCGGAATCAAAATTAAAACCAAAGTGCCAAAAGTACGTGGTGGCAACTTTGCTGACGAAAAGTACACAGGCAGTGAGCCACAATGGGACACTGAGCGTGCAGAGCAATTTGATAACGCAACATTTGATCACCACCTGCGCAGAAGTTTTTATTACTACAATTATTATTACAGTCAAAAAGATTGTAAAAAGTATGTGGTAGAGTGGATGCAAGCCCAGCCTAGCACGTTTTCTAAAAAAGATGTTAGTGCTTTTATTCGCAGTTCAGACAGAAACTTGAGTATGACTGCCTGTAGCTTGGTCATGGCCCATCGGCAAGGCATGCCCTTCCGCGGAAGGCACATTGAATTCCTCACTGACTCTATCAATAAGGCCATCACACTTGCTGCGCCAGAAGAAGTTGAAGTCGAAGTTGAGGTTGAGACAGTCAACAAACCATACGTGCCAACTATTCAGGACAGACTCACTGAAAAAACCCGAGAAATTATCGGGGAAATAGAAGGCAAGTACGACTTGATAGTCAAAGGTGAAAAAATTGATTTTAAACCCTATGATTATCTTGTGGCCAATAATGTAGTACAAAGCCAACTTGGCAAGTACGAGGCAGTGTATACAAAATATAAAGCAGAATTACAACAGGCACAATCCAAAGAAGATGCACAATTAACCGAAGCATACTCCCACCTCAGGGCCGCAGACTTTAAACGTATAGTTGCCTGGATTGACGGTTTGTTGGCAGCGGTAGAACAGTACAGGGATGTCAAACGTGCCACCAAAAAATCTCGTATTAAAAAAGCACCCAGCAAAGAAAAAGTTATCGCTAGGTTAAAGTACGCCAAAGACAATAAAGAGTTGAAAATTGTCAGCATCAACCCTGCCGATATTGTGGGTGCCAGCGAGCTATGGGTGTACAATGTAAAAACTCGTAAATTAGGCAAGTATGTTGCTGATGAGTATAAAACGCTAAGTGTGAAAGGTACCAGTATCATTAATTTTAGCGAACGAAACAGCACCAGCAAAACTTTACGCAAGCCCGAGGAAAAGCTCAAAGAGTTTGCAAAAGCTGGCAAAATACAGTTGCGTAAGTTTTTAAGTGATATCAAGGCCACAGAAACTTTGTTAACTGGCAGAATCAGCACTGACATAGTGTTGCTTAGAGTAGCGTAATCAATCCGTGGTTTGGCAATAAATACTAGACCACGGAGTAATTCATGACAACAGACGCAACCACAGGCTACACACCTTATGCAGGTGCCACAGTACTTGAAACTGGGCTAGATGCCAAACTTAATATCAACACTAGCAGTTTATATGACAATGCAACAGGCACAGGCCCCGGCTCAATTGCATACGACGAAAGCCAGCAAACCTCCACCAACGAAATACGCAAAGATATAACTGACTATGTACGTATGCGTCTCGGTGACGGGATTGTTGATGTAGAGCTTGAAAAAGAGCACTACGAAATGGCAATTAATCAAGCACTAATCAAATATCGTCAGCGTGCAAGTAACAGCCAAGAAGAAAGCTATTGCAGTCTACAATTATTGCCCGAAACACAGGAGTACATACTGCCCAAAGAAATTATGGAAGTACGTGCCATTTTTCGACGTGGTATTGGAAGTGTGACAGGGACCACTGCCAGCCAATTTGAACCGTTTGCATCAGGCTACTTAAACACCTACATGCTTACTGCAGGGCGAGTAGGCGGATTGGTTAATTATGAATTATTTGTAGACTATCAAAAATTAGCCATGACCATGTTTGGCGGCTACATCAACCATACGTTTAATAAAGTAACAAGAAAACTGACATTGGTAAGGAAAATTCCATTTGCAGGACCTAACTTAAATAATAACGACATGGAAAGTGTGATATTATGGTGTTGGAATTATAAACCCGACAGTATGATTTTAAATGATGTACAAGCATTTCCGTGGATACAAGAGTACGCATACAGCTTTTCTAAAATGCTGCTAGGGCAAGCATACAGTAAGTTTAGTACCATTGCTGGCCCCGGTGGCGGCACATCATTAAATGGTGCGGGTATGGTACAAGAATCACAGGCAGAAATGACTCAATTAATAGAGGACCTAAAAACCTATGTTGATGGAAGTCAGCCATTGACTTGGATAACAGGATAATTGACACTCCGCAATTATTGTGTAATAATTGCAGTATAGGAGAAGTTCAATGATCATTGGTGTTTGTGGATTTATTGGGTCGGGTAAAGATACTGTAGCAGATTATCTAGTGAATTTTCACGAGTTTAGACGAGAAAGTTTTGCTAACACGCTTAAAGACGCCATTGCTGCCGTATTTGGTTGGGACCGTACCATGCTAGAAGGGCGTACTAAACAAGCCCGGGAATGGCGGGAACAAATTGATCCTTGGTGGGCAGAACGATTAGGCATGCCAAATTTAACTCCTCGTTGGGTACTACAGTACTGGGGCACAGAGGTATGCAGACAAGGCTTCCATGACGATATTTGGATCGCTAGCTTAGAAAACAAATTACGTAATAGCCGGGATAACGTGGTTATCAGCGACTGTAGATTTCCCAACGAAATCACAGCCATTAGAAATCAAGGTGGAACCATTGTTTGGGTCCAACGAGGCGAGCTACCAAGCTGGCATATTATGGCCGCCAAGGCAAATCAAGGTGACACATTTGCTGCAGAAAAACTTAAAGCACTGGGTGTACATGCCAGCGAAAGTTCCTGGGTCGGCACAAGATTTGATGCAGTTTTAGACAACAATGGTAGCTTAGAAGACCTATTTAAACAAGTTAAAAGTCTGCTATAATATCAGCCGGCCGCCATGGAGTTTTGCTTTTAACTGCATCAACTTGACAATTTAAACAAATAGTTTTTAGGTTATGGCTTTTGTTGTTGTCCTTGTTGCCATCAAGATAAAAAACTCGTAGTTGCTCCAAGTGCTTTGCTTTAAAGCCGCAGTTTTCACACTTGTCACGTTTTTTATATCCAGCCTTGAACCACTCCGGGGGATCTGGTTTTATTTTTTTACTTTTACGAATGCAACTAGAACACAGTTTTCTGTAATAGGCTTTGCCTTCGTGGTGATAATTAACAGCCACAAGTCGTGTAAAACATGTCTGACACATGCCGCGTTCTTCGGAGACTGGGTTATTGTAGTACATAGGATTATTTTTAGCACCTAGCTTGGTAATCCATGCATGCTCAATACCTTCTAATTTTTTAACACTAGTTGCGTATTCTAGTATAGATCTTTTTAAATTTTCTACACCGTATTTTTTAATATCATCTTGCACAAACTTGCTATTGCCAAAGTCAATGTCCAACTTGGCACCAATATGACTGCCAATAAATTTCATACCAGTGACGATATTGGTTGTTTCAAAAACAAAACCTATGTATTTTTCCATAAAAATATTTATAAAGGTTTTCGTAAAGGCACCTGCAATAGGCAGAAAATACCAGCATTTGGTAAATATATTAAAGCGATAATATAACGCGACTTTATTAAAGGAAGACAAAATGGCATTAGTATCAGCAGGTTCACAAATTACCGTCACAGACGAAAGTCAATATGTGCCAGGTGCAGTAGGAACAACTGCATTTGTATTGTTAGCAACCGCCCAAGACAAGCTCAATCCTGCAGGCACAATTGCAGCAGATTCAACTCTAGCAAACTCAAATCGCTTGTTGAGTTTTACAAGTCAACATGATTTGGTAACCGCATTTGGTTACCCGACATTTAAGCAAAGTGCAGCCGGTACTCCATTGGACGGAGACGAACAAAATGAATATGGACTAATGGCAGCTTACAGTGCATTGGGCCAAAGTAATTTGCTGTATGCAATTCGTGCAGATATTAACTTGGATGATCTAACTCCAACCGCAGTAAGACCAAAAGGCAATGTTGCCGACGGCATTGTATGGTTGGATACAACTAATACAAACTGGGGTCTCTATGCCTGGGACGCAGCCAACGGAGAATTTAATAAAATAACTCCTCTAGTCCTTACATCATCAACTCAATTAACTGATGTTGGCGGTGTGATGTATCCGTTGCAAACAATTGGCAATATGAATGATTATGCAGTGGTATTTTCCAGCACCGATGGCACTGCAGCCAATGTTTTCCATAAAAATGATGTAAATGATTGGGTACAATTAGATTCGCTAGAATGGCAAGCAGGTAGCCCTGCAGTGACAACAAACACATTTGTAAACAATCAAATTGCAAATATTCCTGCAACTTCTGGAGTTGCCGATTCTATTTATGTTAATGGAATAACTGTCATAGTTGGTGCCACTTCTGCCAACTCTACAATACAACAAGTTTATACAAAAATGAACTTGAGCACTAGCACATTAAATGCAGCAGGTGTATATGTCAGTATTGCGCCCGCTGGAAACGGTTATGCTATTAGATATTCCGCAACCAAGAATGCCATAAGTGGAGACCCTGCCAATACTGCCGCAGTTTACAGCACAGCAGTAGGCACCAATTATATAACAACAGCCTCAACTGCAAATTTAAAAGTTGGCGATAAGATTGTATTCACCGGAACAACTTTTGGCGGGTTGAGTGCCAGCACTATCGCTGCTGGAGCACTCAGTGGCGCACAATACCTGTATTATGTAAATGCCATCATTGATAGCACACATTTTACAGTTAGCACATTCCCTGTAAATGGTCCAACCACAGTCCTAACAACTGCATCGGGATCTTGCGCTTACACCATCATTGACGGGGCTGTGAGAATAACAAATCATGTCGGAACACCATTGACACAATTGGGCATCACACCAGGAACCTATTACAGGGCGGATTATACAGAAGGCACATTTGCACAAATACCAAGTTGGAGAGCTTCTGATGCTCGCCCAAGACCGACTAATTCTGTGTTCTTAAAAACCAGCGCAGTGGGCAATGGCGCAAACATTGTACTTAAACAATACAGTTCTGCTTCTGATACATGGAATTTAGTACCATCGCCAGTGTATCAGTCTGATGCAGCTGCTATCTATGCACTAGATCCAGTATCTGGCGGTCT